GACGATCGCAATGTCACCCGTCAGCCTCAGTTCATCCAGCGCGACATGACCTGGGTCTCCGGCGTTATGTCCGGTGTCCATCATGTTCCGTTCTCCCGCATCAAGTCTGTGTTCGCCGACATCACTGCCGATGAGGCCCGCGCCAAGGGTTACCTGAAGGGCAAGCTGAAGAAGGAAGAAGTCTTCACCCTGCTCAAGCGTTCCACCACGCCTCAGACCATCTACAAGAAGCAGAAGCTCGATCGCGATGACATCATTGATATCGTCGACTTCGACGTCGTCGCCTGGCTCAAGAGCGAGATGCGCATGATGCTCAATGAGGAAATCGCCCGTGCGATCCTGGTATCCGATGGCCGTTCCACCGCCTCCGACGACAAGATCAAAGAAGATAACATCCGCCCGATCTGGACCGATGCGGACCTGTACACCATCAAGGTCGGCATCGACTCCGTTACCTACAATGACGACGACAAGCTGGCCAAGGAGTTCATCCGTCAGTGCATCAAGTCCCGCAAGGACTACAAGGGCAGCGGTAATCCCGCTCTCTACACCACCGAAGAGATGCTCACCAACATGCTTCTTCTCGAGGACGGCATCGGCCATCGTCTGTACAAGACCGAGGAAGAGCTTCGTACCGCTCTGCGCGTGAGCAAGATCGTCACCGTTCCCGTCATGGAGGGTCTGACCCGTGAGGTGACCCACGAGGCCGATTCCAAGGCTTACATCCACAGCCTGATGGGCATCATCGTCAACCTGACCGACTACACCGTCGGTGCCGACAAGGGTGGCGCGGTCTCCATGTTCGACGATTTCGATATCGACTACAACCAGCAGAAGTACCTGATGGAGACCCGTTGCTCCGGCGCTCTCACCAAGCCCTACAGCGCCATCACCATCGAGTCCTACGCGGTCAAGGCCGGCGGCTAATTCAAAATGGCGAAGTTTTGTGGGAAAATCGGCTATGCAACAATGGTCGAAGAGAGCCCAGGCGTATGGATCGAGAAGATCGTTGAACGTCAGCACTTCGGCGATTGGGTGTCGAACACCGCGAAGCTTCAAGCTCAGGAAGGTCTGAATGACGATCTGGTGATCGCGAACGATTTAAGCATCGTTGCCGATCCCTATGCCAAAAAGAACTTCCACTCGATCCGTTACGCAACATACATGGGAACAAAATGGCGGGTGCGTATGGTCAAAGAGGCCTACCCCCGCCTTACCCTTGTGTTAGGAGGAGTATACAATGACTCGAATGGAAACCAATAGGCGGAAGTTTCATAAACTCCTTCAAAAGCTTCTTGGGTCGGATCAGGTTTATTACCAGAGGCCTGAGAATAAGCGGATGACGTATCCTGCTATTGTCTATAACCGTGATGAGATCAGTAATGGCCATGCGGATAATAGTATTTATAAGCAGGAGTATGTCTATGCTGTCACCGTGATTGATCCGAATCCTGATAGTATCGTCGTCGATAAAGTATCGAAGATCCCTAGGACTCGATTCGTTCGACATTATACACAGGATCGTCTCAATCACGACTTGTTTACCATATATTTCTAAGGAGGATCACATCCTATGGCTAATAAGCGTCTTATCTGGGATGCTGTTGGTGAGCGCCTGTATGAAACCGGCGTGGACCATGGCGTTCTGTATGTTATGGGTGACAACAATACCTATGGCGAGGGCATCGCTTGGAACGGTCTGACCGCGGTCAACGAATCTCCTTCCGGTGCTGAGTCCACCGCTCTGTATGCGGACAACATCAAGTATCTCAACATGATCTCTGCAGAAGAGTACGGCTACACCATTGAAGCCTACTATTCTCCCGAGGAATTCGACCAGTGCGATGGTCTGGCGAGTCCGGTTGCCGGCATGACAATCGGTCAGCAGAAGCGCAAGATGTTCGGCTTTGTGTATCGTTCCCTGATCGGCAACGATACCGATGGCCAGGATCACGGCTATAAGCTGCACCTTTGCTACGGCTGCCAGGCATCTCCCTCTGAACGCAACCATCAGACGGTCAATGACAGCCCCGAGGCTACCACTCTGAGCTGGACGGTCTCCACCACCCCGGTGAATGTGACTGGCTATAAGCCCACTGCGTCCATCGTTATCGATTCCACCAAGATCGATAAGCAGAAGCTCGCTGCTCTCGAGGATGTCCTGTTCGGTAAGGATCCCACTACGACGGGCGGCGAGGATGGCGTTGCCCCGAAGCTGCTGATGCCCGACGAGGTCATCAACCTTCTTAAGGCTGGCGGCTAAATCTATCTTACGGAGGGGCCTCTTCGCGGGGGCTCCTCCTATCATTTTTATTTTTTGAAAAGGAGAAAGCACAATGTATAGGAGACCTATCACTTTTACGGATTACGACGGTAATCAGGTTACGGAGAATTTCGAGTTCAATCTGTCCAAGGCTGAGCTCGTGGAAATGGAAGCCGAGTATCCCGGCGGGATGCAGGCCATGATTCAGAGAATTACGAAGGAGCGTGACGGTAAGGCCATCGTTTCGGTCATCAAGGACATCATCCTTCGTTCCTACGGTGAGCGTTCTCTCGACGGTCGTCGCTTCGTTAAGAACGAGGATATGCGCGAGAAGTTCTCTCAGACCGACGCATATTCCGAGCTTTTCATGGAGCTCGCGATGAACCCCGATAAGACGGCCGAGTTCATCAACAACATCATTCCGAAGATTCCCGACGCTCCCAAACCGGTGGAGTAAATTCAAAATGGTTGAAATGGAGGCTAGGGAATGCTTCGGCTGACGATACCTGAACAAGAGGTGTTCAACGATGACACGCAAGAGTTTAGCTTTACTAAAGAAGTAACGCTCCAACTTGAACATTCTCTAGTCTCTATTTCGAAATGGGAAGCCAAATGGCACATTCCTTTTCTTCGTAGGGAACCGATGACTCGTGAGCAGACGATCGATTATATTCGCTGTATGACGATCACCCAGAATGTTCCAAAAGAAGCGTACGAATTCTTGACAAATGAGAATATTAGGACCGTTATGGCATACATCGATGACTCGATGACCGCTACTACCGTGAGACATCGTAAGAAATCGACTTCTCGTGATATTATCACATCGGAGCTCATCTATTATTGGATGGTAACGCTTAATATTCCCTCGCAATATGAGAAATGGCATTTGAACCGGCTTCTGACACTAATTGACGTGTGTAATGCAAAGAATGGAAAACCTGAAAAGATGTCTCGTCGAGAGACGGCTGACGAGTATCGTTCCATTAATGCGCGTCGACGTGCGGAAGCCAAATTAGCTAGGAGATAACAGCAATGGCCCTTGTCGTTATGAAACAATCCGGCAGTTTGAAGAACTTTGAAGGGTTTCTTTATAAAAACCGGAAAAGGCGTCTCTACCAACTGCTGAACGAATATGGCAAGCAGGGGGTTGAACTTCTTCGTGATGCTACACCGGTGGATACGGGTAAAACCGCTACCGGATGGGATTACGAAATCGAGGTGAGCTCCCAAGGTGTTTCGCTTTATTGGGTCAACAATAACGTGAATGAGGGAGTTCCTATTGCTATTCTTATACAATACGGTCATGCGACTCGAAGTGGCTCCTATGTGCAAGGCGTTGATTACATCAACCCGGCACTAAGACCTCTGTTCGAGTCTATGGCTACTAAGCTCTGGAAGGAAGTGAGTTGACGATGGCAACTAGTATTGACTATAGAATTGTCGAAGCCCAATTTCGAAATTCGAATTTTGAGAAGAACATTGCCCAGTCGACTGAGTCTCTGGAGCGATTCAAACGATCCCTTGATGTCGATCAACAGGCTAAGAGTTTAGCAAAGCTTGACGATGCAGCCGATCTGGCTGGTATGAAGGGACTCGCACAGCAGGTTGATAAAGTAGCAGATAAATTTTCTGCTATGGGTGTTGTCGCATTTACGGCCCTTCAGCGAATTACAAATGCGGCAATCGACACCGGCGTTTCTTTGGTTAAGTCACTTTCAATTGATCAGGTCACAGCTGGCTGGAACAAGTACGAGCAAAAGACGTCAAACGTTCAGACGCTCGTTAATGCGACTGGCAAGTCTGTTGACGAGATCAATGGATATTTAGAGAAGCTTATGATGTTCTCGGATGAGACATCGTATGACTTTACGACAATGGCGCAATCACTTGGTCAAATGGTCACCAGTGGTGGTGACATTGATCATCTGATTCCAATGATTGAGGGTATCGCGAATGCAACCTCTTTCGCTGGTAAAGGTGCCGCAGAATTCTCTCGCTCAATCTACAACCTAAACCAGTCTTACGGTCAGGGATTCTTGACTCTTATGGACTGGCGAAGTGTCGAACTTTCCGGCGTTGCGTCTCAGCAGCTGAAAGAGACATTCATTGACGTTGGTAAAGCCCTCGGTACTTTGGATAAAAATGGGAGAACTGCAAAAGGTACTCTTGTTGATATTGGTAATTTCTCGACTACACTTGCCGATAAGTGGGCTTCTCGAGAGGTTATGGAGCAGGCATTCGGTCGCTTTGCTCAAGTGACAGAAGCGGCCTATAAGCTTGTTCAAAATGGTATGGCAGATACTTATAGTGAAGCCTATGCCATGCTGGATGGAGCCTTCGAGCAGGTTTACTATCGTGCGGCATTGGCTGCTCAGGAAGCCAAGACATTCGGAGAAGCTATCAACTCTGTTAAGGATGCCGTCAGTTCCGGCTGGATGACCACGTTCGATTATATTTTCGGTGGTTACGATAAGGCAAAAGAAATCTGGACAAATCTGGCGAATGATTTGTGGGATGTCTTTGCCGCTCCGGCTCAGGATAGAAATAGTATCCTGAAAGAATGGGTTGAACTTGGCGGTCAGACCGCTTTATGGGAAGGC